TCTTTCCTCCTAATGCTCCCGGCAGAGAAGGTGCTATTGATGTTCAATTTCGCCAAGCCCTTATGCCCGGCATAAATCCCATGGGCAACGCAGGTTTTTACCTTGGGCCTCAAATTAGTCAACAACTTCCGGCAGGCTACACTAAATATGTTTCTTAATCAAAACTGTTAAACTAATTCTATTGGGTTGAAAATAGTTAATGGCTGCCGACGCTAAATCTCGCCTTAAAGAAATTGTTGATTCCTACCTTGAAAAAGATGGTGGGATTGGCGTAGACACTGGCGTTGTTGCAGCCCACTTAGCACAGATGAAAATGTTTGGCATCCGACAGGGTGTTGAATTTTTTCCAGCTCAAGACAACTTTGGAAGTCAACGAAAAGATTTTATTGACCGAGTAGTCAAATACAATCAAATTGACACCCATCTGGATTCCATTTGGGACTACTTTTTGTGTGACGGCCAGGGCTTGTTTTACATTCGCCCCACCCAAAGTAATTATCGACTTTACTTCTTTCGTAAGCACGAGTATCGTTCTTATTACAACGTCGATGGTGAACTAGATGAGGTCGTTATCATATACAGCTATAAAGTCAAAAATGGTTTTGGCTTTAATCAAGATATTAATCAAGGTTCAATCACTGGAATGGAAACCCTTGGGGGCCAAGGCACCAAGCGTTACATCCGTCTTTCAATCAAAAGGAAAACAATTGAGGAGACTCATTCAGAAGGTGAGATTTCTTTTGATCAGCCCATGGGTGTAACCCCTGGCAAAACAAAAACATATCGCAATACTCTTGGCTTTATTCCCTGCGTAGAGATCTTTAATAATCCCAAAGGATTTTCTACAGAGGGCGTTGGTGAATTTGATGCGCTTGCCAATCACATTGTTACGCATGATGAAATGATCCGCACGATGCGGAAAAATGTTCAATTCTTTGGCAACCCAACACTTCTTTCTTCTCGTCCCAAGACTGATCTTATTGAAGCCGGTGGAGACGGCGTTGTTCAGCGTCCTTCTATTGCAGCAAACTCTGGCTTTGGTAGTGCATCTTCTTTAAGTCGTTCTACTTTCAAAGCAGATCCAATTAGTCGTGGTGTTGATGGACAGATCCGAGTCCCACGCATTATTGCCAACCTGGAGCCAAACGATAGGGTTGGTTACATCGTTCCAGATGCTATCACTGGTGACCAGAACGCCTTTGCTCGCCAATACAGAGAAGAGATTCGTACTGCTCTTGGTGGCGTTGATGAGCTTTCAATTTCTGCTGGTGTTACTGCCACTGAATACAAATCGTTATTTGGTCGCGTAGCTGCAACATCTAAGAAAAAAGCAACTGCTATTTATACGTATGGTGTTTGTCGTTGCTTAGAATTAATTATCTTCCAAGAAGAACGTCTTTTTAGGGAAACCCTTGCTGCAGCAGCAGGACTTGAAAAGCCCGTGGAACCAGCAGAAGACGCATCTGAAGGAGAGATTCAGATGTATAAAGATGCTCTTATTGGTTTTGAAGAACGGATTAAACAACTGATGATGGCATGCGTAAGAACTCAGCAAATTCCGCCAGGAGTGCTGGGTCTTATTCCTGATGGTGACATCACGATTCAATGGCGTTGGTTGGGACCTGTTTATGAGGATTCCACTCAGGACATCCTTAACAACTCCATCGTGGTGCGCAATTTACAAGAATTAGGTGTTGATAGCATTGAAGCACTGAAATACCTCTTCCCGTCAAAAACGGATGAGGAGCGGGCCGAGATGTTATCTGGGTTCCCGTTCAGGATGGTGGGTGAATTGCAGAATGCTTATTCTTCATTCGCTCGCTTGGTGGGAGGCATGATGCAGACCCCTCACCCGCAATCACCGGACTTACCGATGGCTGCGGATCCCAGACTGGATTTAACCCCATATCTGTATCGAACTCTCGAAGCTTTACAAAAGGAGATGAGTTATGCAGGACGCTACCGTCCAATCGATCCCACAGACGAGCCAAGCACAGGTGGCCGTAGCTCCCAGCAGTTACGTGACTCCGGCTCCGTCCAGCCAACCGGTCAGCTACCAGGTGGCACCGCAAGCGTACCAAGTGGGTACGAGCTACCCCCAAGCGGTACCTCAGGCAGCCCCCAGTTACCAATCAGCCCCGTCTCAATACGCCCCCCAATCCCAACCGGCGGACTCCCAGGGCAACCCATGGGAATCGGCGTTCAACAAGGTGGTGAACCTGCTGAGCGCACCAGTCCAATCCCCGTTCCAGGGTCAACCCTCCGCACCAGCGACTCAGTTTACCCCGGCGAATTACGGTCAGGCCAGCAGCCAAGCTACGCAACAATCGGCTCCGCAGACCTGGTCAGCCAACCCGGCCTCATTGCCCAGCTCTTCCCAAACTTCCTCGAGTCCCTCCTTGGAGCAAATCGCGGATTACCTGGGAATGAGCGGGGAAAGCCGTCAGGTGATGGACGCGTTCGGGATCGAGGCACCGGGAATCCTGAACAACTACGCTCTGAACCTGGAGCAAATGCTGGACAGCGCCGTCGCGTGGGGAAATCGCGCCGCTAATACCATTCAGGGTTACGCTCAGTTCGCTGTCAATGAGCACCAGGAGAACCTGGCTTACAACGAAATCCTGACCAACCCCGATGTTCTCAGTGATTACACATTGAAGTTTTTTGGTCCTGAAGGTCCGTACCCTGTGTACGAAAGTGAACAGCAACTGGAGACTCCTGGTTACCGCACTGAGCCTGTCAATCCTCAGTATGGTCAGCTTCCTGCTCCTCCTGCTGCCGCTGCTCCTCAACAACCTGAAAACTTCTGGGGCACCTTTAACGATGTGATGGCACGCGATCCCCAAAATGCCTGGCGCGTCATCAACCAAGCTCAGCCTCAAGTCCTGGCCAACAAACTGTTTGTGATGGAGTGAGATGCTTAATCTAGCCGGTAAATATGCCAGCGATATCGCTGCTTCTATTGGCAGACGACCCATTCCCTCAGCTTTGGCCGGTGCTGCACTTGCCGGTGGTTTAGCAACCGCCGGTAATGTGTTAACAGGTGAGGCGGGCAGGGAAGAACCAGGGCGTCTTGTTGCAGAAGCCATTGGCGCCGGTGCACTTGGAGCCCTTGGTGGTTATCGAATGCCCGGTTTACGCGCTGAACTTTTTGGCACAAAAAGAGACATTGCAAAAAACCTTGCCAAAAAAGGAGCCGGTCAAATGGCAACTGGAACCGGCATGCAAGTAGGCGCTGCTACAGACAGTGAGAAATTACGTCAAGCTGCACGTGCTGGTATAAATGCAATGAATATTGGAGCTGCAGCAGGTACTGGCCTTGGTTATTTAGGGGCTGGTGCTTTAGGTGGCATGCTTGGCGGTGGTGTTTCAAACATCGCACAAATGACTGGTCTCCCTGGATTCAATCAGAACGTTATTGCTGATCCTGAACTTGCAGGCTCTAGTAATACACCAGGAGCACGTTCAAGTACCCCTACTCTTCGTTACATTAGTTGATAAATTATCAACTGCTAAAATTTGTTTTAGATAAGACATTTCTTGTCTGAATCTTTCACCCGACAAAGTCCTGCGTACTGGAGGATAAACTAAAGTGTTTCTTGATACCGATTTCCCCAAGATTTTGGGTGCAGAACTGTATCGCCCCCACCCGGCGTACATCTGCGAAATGGCCGTAGAGCCTGTTGTTGTTCACGACTTCACTCGTCAACCTGGTCAAACCGTTCAGCTCGACCGCTATAAGTTCTGGGGTACCCCTGGTACTAAGGACAGCCGTGAGCGCATTGCTGACCAGACTATTGGTACTGCTAATAGCCGTAACATCACCAAGGAGAAAGTCCTGGTGGTGCTTAAGGAATACACCGGTCCTGCTGATCCGGGCGACCCGACTCAGCCTTCGACTTTCAAGATTGCTCGTGAAACTCTGGTTACCGCCCAGCGTCTGCTGCTGGACACCGGCAACCTGAATATGTTCCACCAGTCGATCGGCAGCTTGACCCTGCTTGACGACTATCGCCGTTGGCGTGACCGCGTCTTCATTGACGAACTTGCCAAAGCTGAAGCCAATGGTGCTGCTTCTACCAGCCAAGGTGGTTACTACTTCCCTGGTGGTAAGACCAAAAACTCTTCTGGTCAAATCGCTTACACCACTGCTCAATACACTGCCGACATCCAGCAGTTCTCGGTTCGTACCGACTTGCTGACCGTCGTCAAGGATATGCGTAAGCGTAACGTGCCGACCTTCACCGATGGTCTGTATCGTTGCATTTGCGATCCCACCTTCATGATGCACCTGCGTCGTGATCCTGACTTCCGTGAGATCGCTCGTTACAGCGGCAACCCTGGCCAAGGCATGTACATGGGTAACCCCATGATGCCTAACAACGCCAGCTTCTACATGGGTCCCCAAGCTGGTCAGGCTTACTTCCTGGCTGGTGAACCCGTCATGCCGACTGGTGTTCAGTTTGAAGGCGTGAAGTTCTTCGAGTCTACCAACTTCCCCTCCAAGACTGTTCAAGCTTCTTTCACCGACTCCCCTTCGTACAGCGCCCAAGAAGTTGCTCAAGGTTTCTTCTTCGGTCCTCAAGCCGTTGGCGTTGGCATCGGTGGCCCGAATGCTCAGGTTCTGATCAACAACAACGACGACTTCAGCCGTTTCATCATCCTCATTTGGCAACTGTATGCTGGTTTCGAAGTCCTGAACAAAGACTTCATTACCACCGCTTACAGCTTCGTCTCCGATGACGGTAGCGTCTGATAAGTAAAAACATAAGTAAACCATACGGAGAAATAAATGACCTATCTCTCGTCTAAAAAAATCTTCCCTGGTAACTGGGCAGAGCCGCTGAACGGTTGGTACAAAAACATTGATACTGATGACAGCGGTGCTAATGATGGTTCGAAAGGCGGCCCCACTTCGGTGCTGGCTACTCCTGGCTATCGTTATTTCCAACAGCGTGGCTATGTGCCCGTCACCACTGCTTCTGGCGATGGTGCCGTTTCGTCGGGCAACGTTATTGTTCCTTCCCCTTACCGGAACGATGACACCCGTACTGACATCACCGGCATGGTGATCAGTGGCTCCAGCACTCTTCCTGCTTACGTTTATCGCGCTACCATCTCCGTTGCCTCCGGTTGGGGCGATGGCCGCGTTGCTTCCGGTGTGTATGCCACCACTGGTCGAGTGATCTCGTTCGCTACTGGTCTTGCTTCTAGCGCAGCCGTTGGTGAAGGTGTTGCTCAGGCTAACCTCGCTAGCACTGTTTCCGGTAGCCAAGAAGGCGAAATCTTCTTCGCTGGTGGATCTGCTGCTTATAGCACCAATCCTTTCCTGACTGCCACCGGTGCCGCTGGTGTCACCGCCACTAACGTCTACAAGGAACTGACCAGCGCTGCCACCTATAAAGTGTTCTCGCGTACTGCTTCTACCGTTACCAGCGGTATTGATGCAGGTTGGTACATCTCTTCTGCAGATAAAGCTGCTGGACGCACTGGCTACTTCGTTGTTGAAGTGTGCTACATCCAACCGGATACTGCACCTGGCTACGAAGATATTGATGGCTACCTCCTGGGTCGCGTTGTTAGCTGATTAGGCTAAACTAGGACCAGATACATTTTCTGGTCCTATGTCTGTTCTCTCTGAAGAGATTCTTCATCGTCATTGCAAAACAGGAGCAAGAGTTCGAATTATTAGCGAATGGGATAACGGCGATTGGTTCATGGTCGAAGATCAGGACGGTCGCCTTTATACCGCTTACAAAAACGAACTCTCTCCTGATGAGCCTGCAACGAAAAAAGTAAAAACTCTTCAGGTAAAAGATAAAGCAGCTAAAGAAGAACCCCGTAACTTTCCTCCTGATACACGTCTCAATATCAACGGTGCTACGGCACAGATGATTGCAGATCACATCAAAGGAATTGGATTGAAGACTGCTCGAGAGATTAAAGATTTACAACTGTCACTTTCCGGTGAAAGATTCAGTAATCTCGACCAGTTGCGTCAAATTCGTCGAGTTGATTGGGACTCTGTTTTTGCCGCTGATCTGATTCGCATCTAAACTACATCTCCTTACAGCCCCTGGGAAACCAGGGGTTTTTAGTTTTAGAATAAAAAGAAAACAAGATAATGGCAGGTTTAATTCCAGTAGGAAGAGTTGTTGATCCTAGTCGGGATGTTTTTCCTTCTACTGGGGCGCATTTAGACGTAAGAGTCATACCTCAATTTGGACCTCAAAAAGGTAAAAAAATTGATCCCAGAACAGCCAGAACACTTCTTCAAAACGTTTTAATTGGTAAAGAACAGATTCCCTTGGTTGAGCAACAAGGTCAAAACTGGAAATGGAATGCGCCAATTACGTCTGAGTATGGGAAGAGAACAGCCCCTACGGCGGGAGCATCTACTTTTCACGAGGGAATTGATATTGGTTTAGGTGCTGGTACGCCACTTGCCTATAAGGGTTACGGAACTTATAGACCAGATTCTGGTTTTGGATCGTTACAAACAACTGATCCGCAAGGTAACCCTTATGAAATTAGGTTCCTACATACTGAACCTGGAGCCAAGGCTGCAGTCGGTGCTTCTGATTTACCAACAGCTCCAACACTCCCTGGAGATAATGTAAAACAAAACCAGGAACGCAACGATAAGTTGATGGAAGAATTATTTGGTAAACAGCAATCTTTAAAAGATGTTTTAATTGCAGGTGCTCTTCAACAAGCAATGCAAGGAAGACAACAATCAATACTGGACACCCTTAAACCTTACTCATCAATGGGTATTACTCCTGAACAAGCAATGCAACTTTTTGCTTGATTACTTCAATTTATAATGAAGATTAAATAGGGCGCAGGCTGTGCAGCTCAGTGATTTTGATAAGAGTAGAGTTCGTTACCACTTAGGTTACTATGTGGTTTCGGTTCCTGCTGGCGACTATGCTCGTCTGGAGGAATCTCTTAACACTGTTCCGGACTCTTATTTTTACGACAAGATCATCATTCAGATCGGTCGTTGTGATACGGCCGAGAAGAAAACCGAGGTTGCATTAACGCCTTCTACCCGCGTTGAGAACATTGTTGGCGACGTTGATCGTACAATTCGTTCCAGTAATGCTAAAGAAGCATTAAAAGTCTGGGACGAAATTTATCTGTACGAAACGAATCGTCTAGCACATATTCTCTACGTCCCCAACTACAAGGATCCTTTTCAAGCTCGTTATCGTTACGAAAGGTCTGGTGCTGAATTTATTCAGGCAATTCCAGGTCCAGCCGATACTTCTGTTGGGTCACGTCTTTATTTACATGAGGCTTTGAGGTAATGTGGCCATTTTTTCAAAACTTAGCTAGGACGGGCGGTACTCGTGCTGCGGGCTTGTTAAATGACTTCATGCGTCAGCAGATTGTTACAGGAGCCAGGCGCGTGGGCCCACAGGTTCGAAAACAAGCAGAACAAGGTGGATTAACAGGCTTAGTCGGTGATATTAGACAGGCTGCTGCAACTCCACTGTTTCGTAGATCTTCTCAAGCAATAGCAGGTACATTAGGGATTGACGCAGCAAATCAACTTGGATTAACCGGTCAAATTGAAAGAGGCTTAAATCAAGTAGCGCCCGCATTAGATCGGTTTTTTGGAAGCGTAACCCCTGAAGCAGTTCAAAAATTTGGAAGGGAGCAAGAGAAGAAAGGCTTGGGCGGAGCTTTAGAGTTAGCTACACCTTTTGGATTCTTAGCTGCTCCTTTTATTCCAAATACTTCTGCAACGTCAAAACAATCAAATTTGAATCCAATTCAAACAGGTAAATATGGACCTTCTGATTGGTATTCAAGAGCAAACCCTGCCAAAACTCCCTCGGTTGATTCAGCCTCCGCACCCCCTTCCTTAAACTTACCAACCATGTCAGATACTCCTACAGAACGTGCTTATCAACAAGAAAAATCTTCTGTAGCTCAACAAACGGCTCAAGATCCTCTTGTTAAAAAGTATCAAGTGGCTGAGTTAACCAAGGCATACAACGCAGCAAGTCCAGAAGATAAAGAACGAATTGGTCTTCAGATCTGGGCAACTACCAATCCTACGCTTGCAAAACAAGTAAGGCCTGGACAAGTGGGTTATCAGACATCTGCATCAATGTCGGGATCTCAAGTGTTCGGTAAAGATATCCCTGGCGTTACCCAAGCCACGTATCAGCAAGCCAGTGAACAGGTCGGTGCACCTGGCGGAGTGCTATTCCCTGGTTCAGCACAAGCCGGTAGCATGAATGCTTTTGGTATGGGTGCAAATGCACAACAACTTGGCGTTAGCGTACCAGGGCAAGTCCCTCCTTCAATGATTGGTGAGAACGTTTTCAAGAAAGGATTTGACGTTCCTTCTTCTGAAAATCTGACCCAGACACAACTTGCATTACTCAAACGTGCATTTGAAGGACGCCTAAAATAACCCTTTGGTAAACTAGAGTTACTTGGCACCACATCTGTGGGTAAGTCCACCTGCTGGGTAACAGATCATTTGATCTACGGAGACCAGTGTCCTTGCAATAGCCCAATGATTCTTTGCCGTAATTTCCTTCGACGCCTCACTGCCAAACTGAGTTTAGTTGTGGCTCTCCAAGCAGTATTCGTCCCTGGCCTTAAGGCAGATTCAAATTGGGTAGGAGAATAAAACAGAAACGTCAATGGCACCTAAAACGGTACAACAGCTCTTTGGCTTAAAAGAACCAGAGCTAAATGCTCTAGCTGTTCTTGCAGGCCTTGAAGGTTACCGTGGAGGTGCCGGGCAAGATGTTGCAGCCGTCGCGAGTAACGCTCTTGCAAGACGTATTAGTGGTCGATGGGGAGGCACGGATATTCGAAATATCGCAAAGGCTCCAGGCCAATATGTTGCTGTCGATAAATACTCGATGGAACAGTTGGCTGATCCAGCTTTTGGTGCAAAAATTTTAGGCGGTCAATCCGAATTTGAAAAAATTCGAAATATAGTTAACAATCCGGTTTTAGTTGGAGAGCAATTTAGACGCTCAAAAGGTGCGCAGTCATTCCGTGGCGTCAGCGCCTACGAAAACAAAAAACCAGAAGATTACATGCCGGTTCCCGGTAAAAGTAATTTTTATTTCAATGCCTTAGATCCCGGAAGCTATAAAAAAGGACAGTCTATTTTCGGTCAAGCTGCTCCACCTGCCCCTACTCTTCCTGATACTCAAACAGCAGGAGCAATTCAGAAGGGCAACCAGCAAGCTGGATCTCTTCTTGAAACAATTAAAAATTCTATGAAATACATTACAATGCCTGGCATTTTCCCAGGCCTTTCTTCTTTACCAGAACCACAGCAAATACAGCTTCCTGATAGTCAAGATTTTCTTAATGCTTACAAGATGTTCTTTAACGAAGAAGAGGATTTGGTCTAATGGCTAGGTTTGCTGAATACGTAGATGCCGACAGTTATTTACCAGGGGATGTTGCTCGCGCAGGTACTGATGAGTATCGCCAAGAACCACAGACTATTTTAGATTATATTGCAAGAAAACAACGAAAATTTAAACCTGCTTCAAATGCTTCTAAAGATGCTTCTGAGCTATTCCAGACTTTTTTGAATCTTCAATCTAACCCCGAGCGTTTATTTAGTGCAACTGCAAAGATGCCTAGTGAGCCTTTTAACATTTCTCAGTACACGGCTATGGGTGTCTAATTGATTTATAATAAAAACAACCTAGGTACAGTTACATGTCGTCGACCGCCACAAACAAAAGTCCCGTCTTTATTGATAGGCCTCTTTACGACGCCGTTAGGGTAACGACTCAGATTGCTGGTAGTGCAGCCAACAATACTCTTTTCGTGCAAGGTGGCCAAGTTCCTGCGATCTTGGTCGATATGGACGCGACGTTAAGTGAAGATAATAACAATGGTGGTGTTGTTGATTCGGTAAAAATTGTTCGCAATGATTTCTATCGCGCTGCTGATTACACAGTAAGTGCATCTACGTCTGGAACTATCGTTTCCTTTGTTAGTGGTCAGATTGTTAACGTGACCGCCACGGGCATCCTTACGGGCAGCGGAGCAGGCAGTGGGGTCGGTTACTACACTTACACCGGTACAACCACGCTGACGGGCGTTAACACCGCTCTCCACTACTCTGGGGGCCTTGCACAGGGCTTTACGTACAACGGAACCAACTACGGTTCCCAACCGGCAGTGACCTTTGTGCTGTATCATACTCGCGGCACAACCAATCCCGTTCCCGCTTCTGGGGATTACAGGGTTGTGTTTGCCAAAACTATTCCGGCTAACACACAGGAGGTTGACTGTTCGGATGTCCTCCCGACTCTTGCTGCTCCTGTCATGTCTGCTGGCAATACCACTGGCCTGGGCAGCACTGCTCCTCTTCGCAATAAAGGAGTGTACTTAGAGCGTGGCGACCGTCTGTACGTTGGTGTGTTCCCTGACGGACCTAACATCTCTGGTTACACCCCTGGCGCACATGTGATCGCTCAAGGCGGTTTCTTCTAAGCTATGCCAGCAAAAAGCGGTAGCAGCTTTGGCACTTTTAATAATCAAGAGCAATTTAGTCTTAAAAGTGTACAGCCAATAACTACAGAATTTTCTAAAGGTTCTGTACCTTATTCAATTTATACATCAAACAGGGAATCAGCTTGGACTAGATGGCGTAAGGGATATGAATTGGCTACGGCAACATCGTATACAAATAATTTCTCCTATCGATTTAAATACACTGTACCTTTTCCAGAAGGGTTTCTGCCCCCTGGAACTGAATACCCAGATATTCTTGGCTATTTCCAAGGATTCCCAACACGCAGCAAAGAGTTTCGCGTACACTGGGCAGCAAAGAAAACACCGGGCAGTGTACGCTTTGACCAACTTAAAGCCTATACAGTTCTAGTTAATACATATTTATTTGATGAACCGCTTTTTAGTGATTTAAACGCCGGTCAGTTTTTTGACGATGCTGCGACTTTAGAGTCAGCCGATGTTTATATTGAATCAATTACGGAAGATGCTAATTATTGGTACGTAAAACTAAACGGCTCCTGGAGTCCTGCCAATAAACTTCCGCCTCCTTTGTATGTAGATCTAGGTTCTGGCCTGGAAGGCTTAAAAGCGTTAAATGGAGAAGTTTTAGAAGATCGTATTCTCGTAAAAGATGGGACAATAATTGATCGAGATACTATTAATCCAGAAACTCAAACAAGATATGGATATGTTCAAGCCGTAGTTGTGGATACAAATGAAGAAACTGGTGTGATAACACTAAAAAAAGCGGGATCTGTAGAGGCAACTCCTGATCGCACTTTAGTCAGCCCTTCTACCAGGCCTCCTTCCATTGGTAGATATTTTATTACGGGCCCAAGATATTGTTGTAGCTGTCAAGATTTTACCCATCGTGACTATAGTTATATGCTTAATTTGGGAGCCGGAAATAAACGGGTTTTTCCCAGGTCAACCATATCTAACGTAAAACCTGGTCGTCATGAATTTTTGACAAATCTTGGCGTTATTGACAACGCCATGATGACAGATGCTGATGTTAATCGCATCTTGCAAATCATTGCTCCCGGAGAAGAATATACTCTTGCTGATACCGTTACTACAGAAAATATTGTTGATTTACTTTCTGCCAGGGATAGCCCTGGTGTATTTAAAGAATTTGGATCTACTTATACAAGATCCACTTCAGATCCGGGTTTAAGTGGATCCATTGCTGAAGGCATGCCTGGATACAATGATTATTCTTCTGTTACTGTTCAAACAGATGGAGATTCTATTCCACAAATTCAAATTACGTCACTGACAGACATTTGGACTCCTGTACTGGATGAAATGCGTTATTGTAAGCATATTTACGCTATGCGGTTTCAAGACGACGTATTTCCTCCAGAACCCTCTGATTTTCCTGTTGAAATTGGAAGCATGACAAGGTGGGAGCAGAATCTTGTTGAATCACAAGAAAAAGATCAGAGAAGAAAATTGCGGCTTATTTCAGAAGAGACCTTGTCTTATATGGATGTTCCTCCTTACAATAGTCAATCTCAAATCATGCAACCAATGCTCCAACGTCTTTTTAATATTCCGTTGACATATATAAAAATTGACGGCTTTACCATGTATGACAAAAATGGTTTGCCTTACGTCCCGGCCAACGGTGAACGCCCTGGTAGATGAGCTTTTTATTTTAAAATACTTTAAGC